TAAAGGCTACATCTTCAGCTAATTGCTTGCTTATAGTTGAGTAAGACATGTGTCCTCTGTCGTCAACATACCCATCTGTATCCATAAGCCCCTGCATTAATTCAATGCGTTCTTCTACAGTAGCATATTTATATAAATCGGGAATGAATTTATTAATTGATGTGCATCCTGTAAGGTTCAACTTCTTGATCGCTTCGGCCAGTTTGTCTGAATAGATATAGTATTGAGTAGCTTTACTGTCTGCTTTTTTTGATATTTTAGACATATCATAACCGTATACGGTAAACCTGTCAACAATATCTTGATCCATTGTTGTCAATTCAGGATATTTCTTGGATATGCAACCGTCTCCCAATAAAGCCCCCAACACATAGGGCTCAATTATATTTTTGCGAGCGGCTGCTGTACTTATTGCAAACTTGACTGGAGATGTCAATGGAATTATCAAAGAACGACCCTTATATGACCCTTGTTTATGTTTTTCCACCCATTCAAAGATCCATTTTGTAGGCTTTACCCGCTCATTCATCTTATCTCCATTCAAATCTGTCCTTTTTGTACGCTTCCCGGCTTGATGCACATTCCATAAATGCCCTTCTGATGAATCTATACATGTGCCATCAATAAAATGTATTCTATAAAAATGATGTTTTTCCAAAGGATGTAGCCATACTACCTCTTGCGCCCCTCCAGTAATCGGATTTGTAATAAAATCTCCTACTTTTATGTCTTTTAGATACTTAAACCCTGTTGGCGTACATATTTTACTATCTAAAGGTAGCATTTTCCCGCCACCTGCTGCCCCACCCTCTAAAATGATTTGTGGAATATCGTCGTTACCACATTTTGTACATACTGGTTTATATGTTGCATTTCCGTTTCTATCTTTTCCGTTTTCTATATGTTCAATTTTACCACCGCAAATAGGACATTCTGGTTGGAGGCATTTCCATACTTCATACTGTTTTGACGATGGTTGGAAATCTATGTTGAGATTGCTGGGGGGTATCAATCCTGTTGCCATACTCTTTCCATCTCTTTAAGGTTACTCAATGAGATGTGAAGAGTTTGACGTTTACTACTCTTGTTTTCAATTGTGATGACTCCCAATGTTTCCAGTTTCAATATGTGATGTTGAACTGTTGCGTGACTGACCACTTTTAGGTCTTTTGCCATTTCTCTGTAGGATTTACTGATATGACAGCCATAGGTATCTATCAGGCATCTTACAAAATCCAATGTAAAATTTTGTCTTAATAAACTCATAGTGTAATCAAATTTGTTATATACCAATCAATAATAGAATAATGTACTGTATGCTTACGTTACATGTATATAAATAATAGAAGCCGGTCATAAAATTAACGACCAGCTTCTACAAAATGGAAGATATGATTATTAGTGTGAGTAAAGAAGTAAGAAATCAATTTTGTGCTTCGTTATAGATACGTTCAACTACAGCCCACAGTTCATCCGGCATTTGTTGTTCTGAAATAGCTTCGCATGACTTACGCATATAATCAAGTTCTTCATTGGTAAATTTCACAGCCAACGGGGTTTCTGCGTCTTTTTGAACATTCCATTCAATTCGTTTCTCTTCCTTTTTTTCTACTATTTCATACTCTTTCTTGTCCTGGTCTGAAATAGCTATTTTCCGAACTATTGACTTTTTTAGATTATAGTCCATAAAACTCCCACGCTCCGGGAAAATGGAAGGAATAAGCAATCTGTCTTTAATATGTAGATCCATAACTTATTAATATTTTATCAAGAATAGATATTTGTCACGCAACTGGTTGGAGAAAATGGGATTATTTTTTAATTGCCAAGTAAAATATAATCGATAGTATAAAAACCAATGCTGACCAATAAATCTTATCCTTATTTAAGTCCCACCAGCTTAGTTCGGTCACTTTATCGGAGGACTGACTCAATTTATCAACTGTTTGGTATAAAGAGTCTATTTTCGATGATATTTGTGATATAGATGCAGCTAAAACTTCAGTTGATGTGGTGTGTTCTGTATCTTGCTTGTTGATATTAGTTGTGCTTTGCTTAATTGGATATTGTTTTCCGGATGAATCTGGTACCGATAAATAGACTGTAGTGTTTTCTAATTTTAAATTGCTTAATTTATCAGATGTGATTTGAGATTGCTTGTCAATGTCTATATGTAGGGAATCCAGTGATTTGTGAATCCGTTGTAATTCACAGGAATAATCTGTGTACTGTTGCTGCTCAATGTTTTTAGAAGCAGCGCATGAGCTGAGCAACAGCACGCCAATTACAAAACCTATTATAGTTATTAGCTTCATACAATATTGATAGTTATAGATTCACCTCTTTTTTGTGCTGCTTCAATCTTTTTGTTGAGACAGTCTGAGGTATATCTGGATTCACTTAATCGCCCTACAGCAGAGTTATTTCCTACTAATATACATCCAGCACTATCTTTTGCTGTATTTCCACTATGTATGAGGATACCTTCAAAATGAGGAACATCTAATAGCCTGGGAAGATTACGGCCAAACTTGGGAGACCAATTGTAAATTACTTTATATTTGCCATACGGAATAGCAGATTCTCCATAAACTTTCTTCTCGCCATTGTCAAATACTCCGTTCTTGTTTTTATCTACAACTTTATCTTCCAGTGTATTGCAGAAAAATTTATTATCTATATATAGCCTGCCCACAGTATAGGTTTCTTTAGGCCACAAACGTTCTAATCTTAGTTCCATAGTTTTAATCTTTTATTTGTGATATTAATGTTGCGATCTTTATTCCACTTCTTCTTATATATTTACCAACCAGTTGTTTATCCATCTTTTTATCGTTACAGAAAGACAGTCCTATAATTCCAGCGGGTTTTTCTCCATCATATAGTGTAAGCAAAGCAATTTCATTAATGTCATTAGATTGAAATTTATAATATAGACGCTGGTCTATTTTATGAACATCTTCTATTCCACCATAAAAATATCCATCATCCAAAACTTTGGAAATAAGTTTATATTTTGACAAACTGAAATCTGCATAGTCTTCATCTACATTTTGAATACTATCCCTGACTTCCTCAAGTCGCATGGAACCAAAAAGGAACGGTAGTCCAGTAGTCAAGTTTTTACTTCCATTATGAAACTCAATAAGCCATGCGCGGTCTGCATTGGTTGTGAATATCATTTTTGATAAAATATGCCTAATGTCTGAATCTGCCGATAATCTTGTGGTTACAAGTTGATCATGTTGTTCTGTACTTATTTCAACCATACGATCCAAAAGATATTTGGGATTTAGTGCAAAGAATACGATGTAACCACTTAAAAATAAAAGAAACAACCCTTTTACAATACTGAAGAAGCCATATTTTTTTTGTAGACTGAGTAACTTTTGAAGCCACCCAATGCCTTTATTTAGTTGTTCCATATTAATGTGAAATAATTTGCACTGATTGGACTGGGATAAACCATTCTAATTCATCTGCAAATGGGTTGTTTAAACGCACCCATACACCTTTTGTCTTTTGATTTTGAATCTCGTTAATAATAACCCCATCTCTTCCTATTAACCTTTTTAATTTCCATTCTTTTAATAGAGGGGAAGCAATAATTGTGATTTTTCGTCCTACCATTTGTTTTTATTCAACACTGTTTTCATTATTAGATTGAGGAACAATGACATTGAAAGTAATTCCTGAGTCACCGTTTCCTCCTTTCAATTCAACTTTGCTCTCTTGAGCAACTTTAACAGGATACATTTCCATTAATGCTTTTGATGCTTGTACGGCCACAGAACGTAATGGTGCAGGTGAAAGCTTCGTTCCTCTCCTATCTGTATACACAGCTTTGGAAGTTTCATCTACAATTTGCAGTAATTTTTCTGTTAGGCGAGCTTTCATATCTACAGTTTCATAATTCGCAATGGCCCTCAACTGTACAATATAGTTCTGCATATCCTCCCGATTCAACAGCTCTTTAGCTTTTTTTCTAACTATTGTACTGGAATCGCCAAACACATCCTCGTAGCATTTTTTTTCATTGCCAACATAAGGATCACAGCCTAAAACATATAGTTCGCAAAAATCAATCTCCTGTTTATTTAAAGATTCTGGTTTTCTTAATTCCATCCTATTGCATTTATAAAAAGCCCAGCCGATATGTTCAACTGGGCTTGGTTTTTATATAAGAATAGGCAGCTAATACTTTATAAGTTTGTTTTTTAAGAATTACTTTCCAATAAATTTTTCATCACGATTTGCCTAAACAAATCTTTAATGCCATCCAACAAACTCTCCACGTCAGCAATGTTCTTTAATTTATCCCGGTTAAACTTGAATTGTAAATCATATCCAGATATTTCCATAATAGTTTCATGAGTGTCCTCTGTCATTACGGCACACACCACTCTATCGGAAAGAGTATTAAAAACCACTTCTGGTTCTAAACCAGCCATTTTAGCTTGTTGTTTTTCTTCTTCTGTAGTCATTGCATTATATTTTAAAATGAATACGTGATTTTTCGGTTTTGGTCATAACCATATCATCACCATCCATACCGCAAGCGTTACGCATTCTTTTAGTGCATACCATTGCCACGTTGGTGGTTGCTGTTACATCAGCATCCGCATCATGAGCATCGTCCAATTCAATCCCAAACTTTTCTGCCATTATTTCCAGCTTGTAGCTTGTCATATCTTCTAAATGAGATAAAGCTAATTGTCCCAAAACAATGGTATCTATGTATAAGGGCTGGAAGTGTCCATAAAAATCGGTTGCTCCCCTCATTAGTTTTGCAAACTCTTTCATTTGCCCCCCATATTCCATCAATTGTTGCATAAATCCTATATCAAACCCAATATTTTGTCCTATCAAGAAAGGTTTTTTGTTTAGTCCTTTTGATAATGTATTTTTGCGGATGAATTCAATTACTTCAGATGCAACAACTTTGATGTCTACACCAAGTGATTTTAACATATCCATAGTGATAGCAGAATATGTTAGAGCCTTCTCCTCGTATTTCATTGGTACTTCATCGTCTTTATCAAATTTACTCTTTAGTACCTTGCGTTTAGATACACCCTTATCTGGCTGTTGGTTGTACGGATATATATATTTGACATATCTATCAATAGTTTCAAAAGTGTCTATGCGTACCGCATGAATTGCAATTTGAGTACAAGCACAATCCTGACAGTTTAATCCGCCAGTTTCAAAGTCTAAAGTAAAAGCTACGATAATCTGCTTTTCATTATTCGAAGTTGCCATATTATTTTAATAAGTCTATTGTTAGTTGTTTGATTTTTTCTTCAAATTCTTCAAGGGAATAGTTATTGTGAATAATATAATCGTATTCCTTTAATGGTATTTCGGTACGGTCTGAATCCCGTTTACATCGTTTTTCATCAACTCCACAACCAATACGATCATTAATGTTTCGGTCAAGATATACAGAAAACACAATAAATGAGTTTGGAAATTTCTCTTTCAAATATATCAATCCTTTCTCGTCAATAACATAGGTGCATATTTTATGTTTCGTTTGTTGTAACGTGGCCCAGTACTCATATCCTCCAAAATTAGTGTAGGCTATCATTTCAGACGCGTCAGGCTTATCTTCAGGAGTAACAAACCAATGCTCTTTCCCATTTGTTTCCCCATCTCTCATTGGGCGCGTTGTGAATGATACAATAGTTGGGATACCGTTTTCGGCCATAATGTTTGCCATTGTGGTTTTGCCACTTCCTGATGGTCCAACAATGGCAATGACAATAGGCATGTTTATTTCTATTTTCATAATATATCTATAATTGAAGATTTGTATAATTGAAGATTGTTTTTACCTGTAAAATCACTATGTCTTACTTGTGCCGAACATATTAACATTTTATTTTTTGCACTTCCAAGAGGACCGCCCTTGCACAGTATTGCCCGGACATTAACCCATTCATCATTCCAAATAATCATTTCCACCAAATCATTATTTTGTTGTAATAATAATTTGCAAAAAATACGATTCTCTCCTGTTTTCTTGTCTTTGAATTTTTTCTCTTCAATATCTACAATACTGGCACAAACAGCCACCCTTTTCCCATCATAATCTGCCTTTTGTATATTTTTTAAAAGTGCCCAAGATGCTTTTCCTTTTATTTTAGGCTTTGCTTCTGAATTATCATAAATACGTTTATAATCAATGGCACCAATGCCACTGACAGCAATTTGCTGTTGACTCCAGAAATAATGCTTGCCTCTTAAATCTTCTGGAATATCTTTTTCTGCAATCTTAAACCCTAAGCATTGTGCTGCTTTTTCTAAAATAGCATATCGTTCTATAACAGATTGTGCGTTTTCTATCTTATCAAAGCATCCGGCTAATATCAAATGGCGAATATGCCTTGCATTGACGGGGCATTTGGTTGCTTCATCTGCGTTATCCGGATCATCCCAATATTGATATTTTTTCAGTTTATATCTAAATATTCTTTCTATAAAGTTCTCGATGGAAGTAAATTCTCCACGCAAGTCTCGTTCGTTAACAATCCATTCAGTTGCCTTTGCCCCCAACATTTTAATACGAGAAAGGGACCAAAAGATTTCGTCTGTTTTGTAATCAGTAAAAAAGGTTCCACCACTTACATTTATGTCTGGTGGCACTATTTTGGCGTTGCTGCATAACCCCATTTCACTCATTAATGTGGGTATTTCATCATCTTTTGCCCATTGAAGAGCTATAGTATAAAATGCTGTAGGGTAATTGGCTTTCAGATAGGCACCCGCATAAGCTGTAACTGCATAAGCAGTGGCATGGCTTCTATTAAAAAGATAAGAGCCGGCAACCTCAAACATGTGCCATATTGCTTCTGCATCTTCTTGGGGACACCCGTTTTCTAATGCTCCAGTCATAAACTTGTCTCGTAAGGCAAGAATCTTGTCTACTTTTTTCTTGGATATAAGCTTTACCAATTTAACGCCTTCGCCTAAACTGAACTTTCCAACTTCACGTGCAATCTGTGCTAACTGCTCTTGATAGCACAGCACGCCGTAAGTATTCTTCATAGCGTTGTAAGTTCCCCAAAGATACACAGGAGCAGCATCCCCTAACTTGCAATCCACATACTTATCTGCCGAACCAGAGTCTAATGTTGCTGGACGGAATAAGGCATTAGCTGCGATTAGATCTTCAATTTTATCAGGCTGCATACCAACTAAAAATTTAGTCATACCTTTTGAGGAAAACTGAAAGACATTTTGAGTATAGCCCTTTTGTAGCAATTGATACACTTTAGGATCGTCCAATCCGCTTTGCACTATATCCTGAAAGGTTATACCGGCATGATATTTATCATTGCAAATATTAATAACAGCTTGTAATTTTGACAGCTCCTTAATACCGAGACAGTCATTTTTTAGCAATCCTTGTTCGTCTAAAGAATATCCGTCAAATTCAGAAATTAGCATACCATCTATTTTCTTGATGGGGGTAAAATCAAAGCATTCAAGTTCTTGTCCATCTTTATAATCTGGAGTCACAAGTAGTGCAGAAGCATGAACTGAAGAAGAACGAGGCTGCCCCATTAAGGTACGAATATCTTCAATTACTTGTGGATATTCCATTATAAAACTATGTACTTTTTTATTGGTAGCAGCCATTGTAAACAGGTCTGTCCAACTCATATTGTCATCCTCAAATATAGCTGTGATATAATTAACTATATTTACCGGAACCCTGTGTACACGTGCTACGTCTTTTAATACCGCCTTTAATTTTAATGTTGTAAAAGTTCCGGCAGAGAATACACGCTGTTTGCCGTTATGATTATACCGATGTTCAATGTATTCCTTTACTTCTTGCCTACGGTCTGATTGGAAATCGACATCTACATCTGGAAGGGAACCACCAGGACCTTGCAAATAACCGCTGCCTACAAAACAATCTATGGCTTTCACCTTTGTTGAAGATGTTTTGTGCTTAACTGA